AGTTCACTGAACAGCGTAATGCCTACTACCAGCGTCAAGCTGAAGGGCAGATGCAGTCGGTGGACAACAACTTCATGCGCGAGAGTGATGCTCGTATGCCGCTGTTCAAGGAACGGCGCAGCGAAGTATCGTTCGGACGCGGTTCTTAATTCAAGGAGTCTCTAAATGGGATACCCCACGCTAGACGGACCATACGGCTACAAGCCGGTCAATTTGATTGGCGGTCAGGTATTTGCGGGTTCTACTCGTGAGTACGCAGTCGCCTACAACTACGGCACTTCGATCTTCTTTGGTGATCCGGTCGTCATCACGAACGGTTTCGTCAACATCGCAACGCTGCCGATCAACACCACCAACACCACGGTCGGTGTCTTCATGGGCTGCTCGTACACCGATCCGGTGACCAAGCAGAAGCGCTTCAGCCAGTACTACCCTGCCAACACCCTGGCTGGTGACATCAAGGCAATCATCTGTGACGATCCTGATGCGGTCTTCCGTATTGCGGTTGTGACGGCTGCTGGTGTGACCACCATCGGTTCGGCGTCTCAGTTGACGGTTGGCGTGAACTTGGCTGGCTCCTCCACCACGGGCAATGCAGCGACTGGCAACAGCACGCTGGGTGTCGTGGGCGCTGCTGCCACCACCGCCAACGCGGGCTTCCGTGTCCTGAGTCTGGTTCCTGATACCCAAGTTGCTACCCAAGCGACTTATGTGTCCGGTTCTGGCTCGACTTCGGTTGTGGTGTCTGGCCTGACGGTTGGTCAAGTCCTGCCGATTGGCACGGACATCTACCAGTTGGTTGCCGCGACGGGTCAGCTCCAGTTCACTGGCGCTTCTCTGACCGCTGCGACCACGGTGACGACCACGGGCAGCACGACTTTGACGGTGACCAACTCGCCTGCCAACTCTGTGACTGGGCCTACCCTGGCTCTGATCCAGACTCCGGAAGTGCTGGCGAAGATCAACTTCAACGTCCATCGCTACAACATCGCCTAAGGAGCATTCATCATGGCAATTTCACGTGCCCAACTACTCAAGGAATTGCTCCCTGGTCTGAACGCTCTGTTCGGCATGGAGTACAAGCGCTACGGCGAAGAGCACAAGGAGATCTACGAGACCGAGTCCTCAGAGCGCTCGTTCGAAGAGGAAACCAAGCTCGCCGGTTTTTCCGCAGCCCCGGTGAAGAACGAAGGTTCGGCCATCCAGTACGACAACGCACAGGAAGCCTGGACCGCTCGTTACAACCACGAGACCATCGCTATGGGCTTCTCCATCACCGAAGAGGCGATGGAAGACAACCTGTACGACAGCCTGTCCGCTCGGTACACCAAGTCACTGGCTCGCGCCATGTCTTACACCAAGCAGGTCAAGGCTGCAGCAGTCCTGAACAACGGTTTCAACGCCTCCGTGGTCTACGGTGACGGTCAAGCCCTGTTCTCGACGGCTCACCCGATTGTCTCTGGTGGCACCAACAGCAACCGTCCCGCGACGGCTGCAGACCTGAACGAAACGTCTCTTGAAGCGGCTGTGATCCAGATCGCTGCTTGGACGGACGAAAAGGGCCTGCTGATTGCTGCCAAGCCCCGCAAGCTGATCGTTCCGCCTGCTCTGCAGTTCGTTGCTACCCGTCTGTTGGAAACCAGCCTGCGCGTTGGCACCACCGACAACGACATCAACGCCCTGAAGAACAACGGCTCGATCCCGGAAGGCTACACCATCAACCACTTCTTGACCGACACCAATGCTTGGTTCTTGAAGACTGATGTGCCCAACGGTCTGAAGCACTTTGTTCGCGTGCCTCTGGGTACGTCAATGGACCAAGATTTCGACACCGGGAACAACCGCTACAAGGCGCGAGAGCGCTACAGCTTTGGTGTGAGCGACAGTTTGGGTGTGTACGGTTCGCCGGGCGCATAACCCAACAAAATCAAGCACTTAGCGCGATTGAGAGGCCCCTTCGGGGGCCTTTTCTTTTTCCTATTGACACACGGCGTGTGTTGGGTGTAGCATTATGGCTCTCGAAACCTGTAACGGAGCACCCATGAAAGAGCCAGTTATTTACAAAATTCGCAACGTGGTCAACGGTAAGTTTTATGTTGGAAGCACTACAAGCACCCGAGAACGCTTTCGTAACCACAGAAAAATGTTGCGCGGCAACCGTCATCATTGTTTGCACCTTCAGGCCTCATGGAACAAATACGGAGAGGACTGCTTTAAGTTTGAGGTTGTTGAAACAGCAGTGTCTGAAGAAATGCTTTGGCAAGTTGAAGATCGGTGGCTGGATGAAAATTTCGGCAAGCCGCACTGTTACAACTCAGGGAGATCTGCTGCTGCGCCAATGAGAGGCCGCACAGGAGAACTTAGCCCCAATTACGGGCGTGTTTGGGGGCAGGAGTTCAAAGACAGAGTTTCTGATGGCGTCAAAGCTCTTTATGCCGCAGACCCGTCCAGTCACCCAAGACTTGGTAAACAGCACACAGAGGAAACAAAAGCAAAGATTAGTGCCAAGGTTCAACAGGCTGTAGCAGAAGGGCGTGGCGGAGCGTTTATACCCTCCGACGAGACTCGTCAGAAGATGTCAGACGCGCTTAAGGGTAACCAAAACGCCCTTGGCTACAAGCGAACTGACGCTGAACGCGAGGCTATCCGTCAACGGACGCTGGGCAACAAGAACTTCCTTGGCAAAACCCACACTGAGGCGTCCAAGGAAAAGATGCGCAAGAAGGTGCTGGAGCAGACCTCAGGACAGTTGTTTGACAGCCTGACCGCTGTGCTGACGCACTACCAAATGACCATGCCCACGTTGCGCCGTGCTTTGGTCTCCGGCAAACCAATTGGCAAGGGCAAGTTTACGGGGCTTGTGTTTGTTTACGCTTGACTCCCCCACCCCGCTATGCTACCCTGCTACAAACCTAGACCTTCACGCTTGCCGACCGACTAGGCGGACTTCTCCTCAGAGACGGCAAGAGCAGATTGAGGACAAATCATGGGATTTTCTACGCTCTCTGGCCCGGTTCGCATGGGCACCCAACGCTACGGCGCTGGCACGAACACCGGCCTGCCGGTTCTGACCCAATCCACCAACGTGCCGTTCTCTGCGATGGCTACATCGCCCACGGCGCAGAACCTGTTCACGCTCCCGGCAGGTGCCAAGATCCTGCGCTTCACGGTTGAGAAGACCACTGCCATCTCTGGCGGCTCGGTCACTGCGGTGAATACGACCTTTGGCAAGGTTGGCACTGCCAATGCGTTCCAGACCACGATTGACATCGGTCTGACCACGGCTCAAACCGCTCGGGCGACTCTGGACGCTGCGCTGGTTTCTTCGGCCACCGACAACATTGGTACGGCGGATGTGGTGGTGACGGGTACGTTCACTGCGGCGGGGGGTAACCCCACGGCGGGTGCGACTGTGGTGACGGTGGAATATATCCAGCGTGCAGACAACGGCGCTCAGGCACCGACCACGTTCCAGAACTGATGAACCCAGCCCCGCTTCGGCGGGGTAGTCTTTTGGGGGCCGCATGGCAAAGACCAACTTTAGTCCGACGTTCCCGATGTTTCCGGGGGACGCCGCTGCAGTCACGCCCAGTGACACGAACAACCTGCGTGAGCCTTCGGTGATCTTTGTGGGCACCACGGGTTCGCTGCGTGTGTTGACGGCTCAGGGCAGTGATGTGACGTTTGCTGCTGTCCCGGGCGGCACGGTGGTGCCGTTGCAGGTGATCCGCGTGTTTGCGTCTGGTACGTCCGCTACCAACATTGTCAGGATTTTCTGATGTCGTTCGGGTTTGGCTTCGCGCTTCCTGCGTACCCGTTGCGTGGTGGCACGGGGAACAACCCGTTCAATCAGCTTGGCCCGACGTTGGACCTGTCTTTTGCGGGGGTGGTGACTGACCTAACCGACCCAAACGGGTACACGCTCAACACCGATTTCATCATCCCGCAGTATCAGATTGCTGCTCAATATGTAGTTTGGGAGACCGGCGTGGGACTCGTAGACAAAACCTTCTCGCAGATCATCACCTTCACCCGTGCCAGCACGGCCACGTACTTCGACTCTGCCGGCGTGTTGCAGAGCGCCGCCGTTGACGCCCCGCGCCTGGACTACAACCCCTCCACCCTGGCGGCTCAGGGGCTGCTGATTGAGGAGGCGAGGACGAACTCACTGCTTCGCAGTGCTGAGTTTGATAATGCTTCGTGGATAAAGACCCGCGCCACGGTTACGGCAAACACAGCTACCGCACCGGACGGCACTACGTCAGCAGACTCAATTGTTGAAGACGGTACGGCAGCAAACACGCACGATTTGAGGCAAGGCGGTATTACAAACAGTGCTACAACGAATTGGACGCTTTCTTTCTTTTTGAAGGCGGTAAATAGAACATGGGCCTTGATTGAGCTACAAAACGCATCTGCCACTAACAACCGAGCAAGAGCATGGTTTAACTTGCAGACTGGCGTTGTTGGCACTGGAAATACAGTCGGTTCTGGCATTACTTACGTTTCGCACAGCATACAAAACGTAGGTAATGGGTGGTATCGGTGCGTTGTTGTTGGAACTGTTGACGTATCTGTTACGTCAATACAAGCCTGGGTAGAAGGCACAATTGCGGACAACACCACAAACTACGACGGTGTAAACGGGCAAACGTCTGTTTACATCTGGGGCGCTCAACTTGAAGCAGGAGCCTTCCCCACCAGCTACATCCCCACCACCACCACCGCGCTGACCCGTGCAGCCGATGTGGCTTCAGTGAATACGCTGTCGCCTTGGTTTAATGCGACGGAGGGGACGCTGTTTGCGGAGTCATCGGTTAATTACACGGTCCCAGCGACTTTCTTTCCGCTGGCGGCATCTCTTAATGACAACAGTTCAAACAACCGGATTGAAGTCGGTTACTTGACCACGGTTGTCGCCGGATTTGAGGTGAGTGTTGGGGGCGTTTCTCAAGCGGGCCTGTATCCGTCAACGGCAGCACAAGTCCGCAGAACTGCTGGCGCATATGCTGCCAATGATTTTGCTGTTTCAACGAACAGCAGCGCTCCAACAACAGACACATCCGGGTCTATCCCATCGGTAACTAGGCTTGCGCTGGGGACTAGGACTAGCGGCGGCACTGTGATCCACCTCCGCCGCGTCACCTACTACCCCCGCCGCCTAAGCAATGCCGAGTTGCAGGCCCTGACGGTATGACCTACGACCCCTTCGACCCATTCAACGAACTCCTGACGGAGACACCGGCTCATCTGCTGGCATCGGGTGGGTTCTGGGTCAAGCAACAGTTTTACGAGGACGACACCATGTACACCGATTTCTTCCTACGCTTTTCCGACCAAGCCGAGGCTGACGCGGTGCTGTTTGACGAGCAGACCAACGTGCAAGGCGATGTGGTGGAAACCGTCAAGCTGCCCAAGTACGCCGCTGTCGATGTGATCGGTGTGATCTACAAGCCCACGGGCAAGATGCTGACCACCGACGAAGGCGAAGTGCCCGAGATGGCCCCGGTCGATGGCTGGCACGCCAACGTGCGGCACACCGCTGAAGCGCCGGAACTGGACGCCTACAAGGTCACTCCGAAGGCTCCGGTGCGGGGTTGGGCCTGATCATGGCTAAGAGCGCCGCCTGGACCCGCAAGGAAGGCCAGAACCCCAAGGGCGGTCTAAACGCCAAAGGGCGGGCGTCTGCCAAGGCGCAGGGCATGAATCTGAAGCCTCCACAGCCAGAGGGTGGCCCTCGCAAGAAATCTTTCTGCGCCCGGTCAGCGGGACAGATGAAAATGTGGCCGGAAGCGGCCAAAGACCCTGATAGCCGCCTGAGGAAAGCGCGGCGTGCATGGAAGTGCTAAGTCATGGAAGCGACAATACTCTGGAACCTCGTCCTGACCATCCTGATTGGTGCAGTGGCGTTCTTCATGTCGGCCAAGTTCAAGGAGCTTGATAGGTTGTCTATCCTGCTCAACCGCACGCGGGAAGAGATTGCCCGTGACCACATCACTCGGTCTGAGTTCCGGCAGGACATGAAAGAGCTACTGGAGCGCTTTGACAGGATCGAAGCCAAGCTGGATACTATGCGAAGTAAGCAAAATGCCGGTTCAATCTGAGAAGCAGCGCCGGTTCATGTATGCGTCTCTCGCTGGCAAGACGGATGTCCCGCCGAGCGTAGCGAAGAAGTTTGTCGGGCCGAAAGCCCATGCCGAAGGAGGCACCGTGAAAAAAGAATCCCCTGCGATGATGAAGAAGGAAGTGGCCTTTATGAAGAAAAAAGGCGCTCCGAAGTCCATGATCAAGCACGAGATGGCCGAGGCCAAAGGTAAGGGTTACGCCAGTGGTGGTGGCATCCGAGGGGCAAAGACCGTGACCAAGACCGGTACGCCCCAAGAAGAGTTTGCGCCGAACTACAGAACGCCCGTCCGTTCGCCCGGATTGGCTTTTGCCAAGGGCGGCGGTATTGAGTCCAAGGGTAAGACCAAGGGCAAGATGGTCAAGATGGCTATGGGCGGCAAAGCCTGCTGAGGTGCAATATGGCTGAATACACTAAAGAAATGGGCAAGCCGCCCATCGACATCGACCAACTGTCGGCACTTCCCCCAGCGCAACGCGCTTCTGGGGAAAAGAAGGCAGCGGCTCAGACCAAGAAAGACTACCCGCCCCCGAAGCCTGCCAAGGCTCCGGTAAAGAAGATGGCAGGTGGTGGGTCTGTAACTCGTGGTGACGGCTGTGTGACCAAGGGCCATACCAAGGGACGGGTGATGTGATATGCGCAAATACCGCAAATTTTCTGAAGGGGGCACCGCCGCCCTAGACGAACTCGCTTCTGGGCGTGAAAAGGGTAGCTTTGACGAAGATACCTACGCTCGGGCGAAGAAGTTTCTAGAGCGTGGGGGAAGTGATGCCCCCAAGGCGGCTGCACCGGCAAAACCAAAACCCAAAGCATCTGCCCCCGCCCCCGCACCGAAAGCGGCAAGCGCGGAAATCCCCAAGGGTGGCGAGACTGCTCCCGCCAGCACGGGCGAAGATACTTCTGGCCCCAGCAACATGGACCGCATCTTCATGGGGTTGGGCGCGGGCGCGGGGATCGCAGGTGCAGCAAAACTTGCACGGTTGAGCCGAGCCGAGAAGGCCGCCGAGGCTGCAAAATCCACTGCGAAGGCTGCAGCGGCTAAATTTTCCTCCCCACAAACGGCGAAGCAGGTCACCACGGAAACTGGGCGTAGGTTCAGCCCCAAGGCCGAGATGGAAGCCGCCGAGTCCACCATGCGTGGAGCAGTTGGGCGTAAACAACTTCAGGCCAAACGCGCAGAAGCGGGTAAGACCGCCAAAGCTCGTGCGGAGACAATGGAGCGTAACAAGCCCGTCCTACAGGCTACTCCCAAGAAGGCTTCCCCTCGTGATCGTACGCGGGAGGATCGTGAACCTGACTACGAACTCCGCGCTAAGGGTGGTCGGATTGGCTACGCCGGGGGCGGCAAGATTGACGGCTGCGCCCAACGTGGTAAGACTCGTGGAGCAATTCGGTGAGGGCAAGCCGAGGCATGGGCGCTATCCGCCCGGAACTCAAAGGCAAGGTCAAGAAGCGCCGTGACAATACGGACTTTACTGAGTACGCCGAGGGCGGCGAAGTTGGTCTCTACGCCAACATCAATGCCAAGCGCAAACGGATTGCCGCAGGATCGGGCGAAACCATGCGCAAGCCCGGTGCTCCCGGCGCTCCTACTGCCAAAGCGTTCAAACGCTCCGCAATGACGGCGAAGTAATATGGCAACCTCCGGCACCACTACATTTGACATGGACCTCAACGAATACGTTGAGGAAGCCTTTGAGCGCTGTGGTGCGGAGCTTCGCACGGGTTATGACCTGAAGACCGCACGGCGGTCCATGAACCTGCTCTTTACAGACTGGGCCAACCGGGGGATTAACCTTTGGACGGTAGAGCAAGGCTCGCAAGTTTTGACTCCCGGCACCAACACCTACACGCTGCCTGCTGATACGGTAGACCTGATTGAGCATGTGATTCGCACAGGTGCGGGGAACGTCTCCACACAGACAGACCTGACCATCACGCGCATCTCGGTCTCCACGTACTCGTCCATTCCGAACAAACTGCAGCAGGCTAGGCCGATTCAGATCTGGATCAACCGTCAAGCGCCTGCTCCGCAGTTCACGGTGTGGCCCACGCCCGACAACTCGCAGACGTATACGCTGGTCTACTGGAGACTGCGCCGCATACAGGACGCCGGTGCCGGTGGCACGTACACGCAGGACATCCCGTTCCGCTTCCTCAATGCGCTTGTTGCAGGGCTGGCGTACTACCTGTCCATGAAGATCCCTGGCGCTATGGAACGCATGCAGGTGTTGAAACAGCAGTACGACGAGGCTTGGGACCTTGCCTCGACGGAAGACCGTGAGAAGGCTGCGGTGCGGTTCGTGCCTCGCCAGATGTTCATCTCATGAGCAATAGGTTTGCAAACGGCGCAAAGGCATTTGGTTTCTGTGACCTATGCGGGTTCCGTTTCGACCTGAAGAAGCTCAAGAACCTGACGGTCAAGACCAAGCAGACGCAAATCAAGGCATGTCCCCAGTGCTGGACGCCGGACCATCCGCAGTTGCAGCTTGGCATGTATCCCGTGTCAGATCCGCAGGCCATCCGAGATCCACGCCCTGATACGAACACTTGGTACGCCTCGGGCCAAACGGCCATCGGGTCTATCGGTGAAGGCAGCAGAGTGATTGAGTGGGGCTGGAACCCTGTAGGCGGGTCCAGCGGGTTTGATGCGCCCCTGACGCCAAATGCCTTGGCACCACAGGGTTTAGTAGGTACAGTCACTGTCGTGATTTCGTAAGGAGCAGAGATGAAAGAACAGATGCGCAAAGTTGCCAAGGAAGAAGTTGGCAAACACGTAAAGGCCATGCATGCCAAGGGCATGAAAAAGGGCGGCCCCACCACCGATGACCGCATGCGCCTGGGCAAGAATATGTCCCGCGCCATGAACCAGAAGACGGGGTGAGCCATGAAGACCAAGAAACTTGCTCCTGCCAAGTCCAGCTATCCCCAAGGTGCTGAGAACCCCCGTGACCTGTGCATGGTGATTGGGAACTCCTCCAAGGAGGTTGCTCCCCCGGCCAAAACCTCCGGCGTCAAGATGCGCGGTGCTGGTGCTGCTACCCGTGGCTTCATGGCCCGTGGGCCGATGGCTTGAGGTAAACCGTGGATTACGCTGCTCTCAAAACTGCCGTTGAGGATTACACCGAGAACACGTTCTCGGCTACTGACTTCGCCACAATGACGAAGTTGGCAGAGCAGCGCATCTACAACGCTGTTCAGTTGCCAATCCTTCGTAAGAGTGTCATGGGCACTTTGACGATTGGTAATCAGTACCTCTCGGCCCCGTCAGATTTCTTGTCTGTGTTCAGCCTTGCGGTGGTAAATGGTTCCAGTTACGAGTTCCTTCTGAACAAGGATGTGAACTTTATTCGGGAATCGTTTCCAAACCCTGCGTCCACCGGAGTGCCAAAGTATTACGCGTTGTTTGGACCAAACTCTGTGACTCCTACGGAGCAGACGTTTATCCTTGGTCCGACGCCAAGCTCAGCGCTTGCAACGGAACTGAACTACTTCGGATACCCGGAGAGCATCGTGACAGCCACCAACACATGGCTTGGCGACAATTTTAACAGCGTGCTGTTCAACGCGGTCATGGTCGAAGCTACCCGGTTCATGAAGCAAGAGGCCGACATCGTGGCCGAGATGGACAAGCAGTATGTTCAATCCCTGACGCTGCTAAAGAACCTGGGTGACGGCAAGAACCGCCAGGACGCCTACCGCAGTGGGCAGATCAGAACACAGGTGATCTGATATGGCTATTGTTCAAACGCAGACCACCAGCTTCAAGGCGGAGCTATTCACAGGCACGCATGTGTTTGGGACGGACACGTTCAAACTTGCCCTGTATGCTTCAACTGCGGATCTTGGTGCGGCCACGACGGTCTACACAACTTCCAGTGAGGTGCCCGCAAGCGGCACTTACGCGGCTGGCGGCGGGGTATTGACAGGCGTGTTGGTCTCCAGTTCTGCCACGACGGCTTGGGTGACGTTTGACAATATCTCGTTCACATCTGCCACGATCACTGCCCGTGGAGCGCTGATCTACAACTTCAGTAAAGGCAACAAGAGTGTTGCGGTGCTGGACTTTGGTTCTGACAAAGTGGTAGCAGGTGGCACATTTACAGTGCAGATGCCCATTGCAAACGCAAGCAACGCATTGATTCGCATCGCATAAGAGGTAAGAAATGGCAAACGCAATTTATCCGAAGTACAAGGAAACCATCCTTGGAGCAGCGACGAACACCAATCTGCTGTCTGGCACGGTGAAGGTTGCTCTGGTTGACACAGGTACATACACCTACTCTGCGGCGCATCAGTTTCTGACTTCACTGACTGGCGTTGTCGGCACTGCAGGGACGATTGGCGCGACCAAGACGGTGACCAACGGTGTGTTTGACGGGGCCGATGTGACCTTCACAGCGGTGACTGGTAACTCGGTTGAGGCGCTGGTCATCTACGTTGACACTGGTTCGTCGGCAACTTCGCCGCTCGTTGCGTATATTGATACTGGAGTAACGGGCTTGCCCGTCACGCCCAACGGCGGGGACATCAGCATTACGTGGAATGCGTCGGGTATCTTCGCGCTGTAAATCATGCCGAACGTCAAGCATGCTTTTACGTCTGGTAAGGCGGACGGTGGTGATGCAACGCTTGTACAGCCGAGCAACTGGAACGCCGAGCATGTTGTTGACCAATATGTAGATTTCCCGGATCAGGCCAACATTCCTGCTGCGCCTACATCAGGGTGGCTGCGAACGTTTGCGCGTAACCGCGCCGGGCGGGCCCTGCTGCATATCATCGGACCCTCTGGGGTTGACGTAGCACTACAGCCTGCGTTCTTCGGCAACAGCATCGTGATGTGGGCACCTTCCGCCACCACGGGACAGACTGCGTTTGGGGTCACATACACGGCGCGAAACAACGGCACAGGTGCGGCTCAGTCGACGCCAACCAGAGCCAGCACCAATGCCATGACGAGCCTCAGTCGAGCGCAGTTTGGCACGGGCACTACCGCCACGGGGGCGTCAGGTACGCAGACCAACTTAGCCGTTGCATGGCGTGGCAATGCGGCCAACCTTGGTGGCTTCTTCTTCTTTTCTCGGTTTGGCATTGAGACGCTCGCCGCCGACATGCGAGCTTTCGTTGGGCTATCAGCAAACAACGCCACGATTGCGGCAGACCCATCGACTTGGGCAAACACTATAGGGCTAACAAAAGATACTGCCGACAGTACATGGCAACTGGTTCAGCGGAACGCCAGCACGCTCACCAAGACCGCGACAGGCTGCACGGTCACAGCGGGGCAGATACTTGACTTCCTACTCTTCGCACCACCCAACGGATCAACGATCACGGCGCGGCTGGTGGATGCTGTGACGGGCACGGTCTACGTGGACGATGTGGTGCTGAACACCACGCTGCCGGTCAACACCACGTTCCTGTTCATGCAGGCGCAGTGCATGTCAGTCACCGGCACGACTGCCAAAATTCTGTCCCTCAACCGCATGTATCTGGAGAGCGACCTGTGACCTGGGACGTGCTGCAAAACTCTGGCGGCGAATTGATGCTGATCGAGCATGGTTCCGCTGCGCCGGATGGCTGGACAGTTGTTGCCGTCACTGCAAATCCAGACTATCTGGAGTACATGGCGTCTTTGGGGTAAGACATGGCCGCCGCTTTTCAAAGCACCGCGTTTCAAAACAACGCGTTTGAAAGTAGCAGTGGTCCGGCGACACAAACGCTGACGCCGAGTCTTTATACCAATACCAGCACGTTCTATAACCCGACGGTCACGCGTGGTACGGTCACGCTGACCCCAACGCTGTACACGAACACTAATACGTTCTTTGCAGCAACGGTTTCTCAAGGCGGAGCGACACAGACCCTTTCGCCTTCGCTGTTTACGAACAGCAACGCGTTCTTCAGCCCGACAGTAGCTCGGGGTACAGTTACCCTCACCCCTGCACGTTACGACAACGACCAAATTTTTTACGGGCTGACAGTAGCTCGCGGCACGGTAACGCTTACCCCTGCTCGGTACAACAATGATCAGAGCTTCTTTGCACCGACAGTAACCCGTGGCACGGTAACGCTCACTCCTGCACGCTACGACAACGCGCAGAGTTTCTACGGGCCAACGATTTCTGTAGTTACCACACTTGCGCCAAGCAGGTACGACAACGCGCAGACATTCTTTACTGCTTCCGTAACACGGGGCACGGTAACGCTCCAACCAAGTCGCTACGACAACGCGCAGACCTTTTTTGCCGCCGCCTTGGCGCGGGGCGCGGTAACGCTGCAGCCTGTTCGGTACGACAACAGTCAAAGTTTCTTTGCGTCCACGGTCACGACAAGCAGCACGCTGAACCCGGCAAGGTACGACAACACGCAGGAGTTTTACGCGCCGGAAGTCACCGGCGCGTACCCGGTAACCCCAGAACGGTACGACAACAGCCAGAACTTCTACCCGGCAACAGTCGCCTTCGACAACGGCGTTACCATAGTTTTGACTGGCGTGCAAGCCGTTGGGCTGTTAGGATACGTAAACGTCTGGGGGCTGACCCCCGGCCCACCAATTTTGGAGTGGGGTGCTGTAGAAGATGCGCAAACGCCAAACTGGGCCGCAGCGGGTACAGTTCAAACACCTGGGTGGCTCCCACCATCAACGACTCAAGTCCCCGGCTGGGCGCTTGTGACAGATACGCAAAACCCCAACTGGCAATAAATTATGGCCTCATACACCACAAGCCTTCGACTGGTACAGCCTGCCACAGGCGAATACTCGGGCACCTGGGGCACTCAGGTCAACACCGGCCTGACCGCGCTGGTTGATACCTCCATTGCTGGAACCGCCAGCATCACGATGACGGCGACGAACTACACGCTGTCCAACAACAACGGGGCCTCAGACGAAGCGCGGGCCATGTTCCTTGTGCTTGGGGGGACTCCGGGGGCTTCGTATCAGGTCATTTGCCCTGCGGTCAGCAAACTGTACTTCGTGACCAACAGCACTGGTCATGCACAGACGGTGAAGACATCTGCCGGGTCAGGTATCTCTGTGCCCAACGGGGCATCCATGACGTTGCGGTGCAATGGCACTGACGTTGTTGTAGCCCAAAATTACTTCGGCTCTCTGACGCTAGGCGCGGCTTTGCCGGTGGCTTCGGGCGGTACGGGTGCGGCTACGTTGACTGGGTATGTAAAAGGTGCCGGAACCAGTGCTTTTACTGCTTCTGCAACGATACCTGTTGCGGATTTGTCAGGAACACTTCCCGTTGGGAACGGGGGTACTGGTGCTACCACGCTGACTGGCGTTCTGAAGGGCAACGGCGCATCGGCATTTAGTGCGGCCACGGCGGGGACGGATTTTGTTGCTCCCGGTACGGCCACTACGTTTACGGCCAAGCAGACGTTTACTGGAAGCACATCGGTTCTGGCTTCTAAACTGGTGAACGCGCTTGAAACAGTCACGATCAGTGCCACTGCCGCAACTGGAACCATCAATTACGATGTGACCACGCAGTCAGTTTTGTACTACACGACCAACGCATCAGCTAACTGGACCGTAAATTTTAGAGCCTCAAGCGGAACAAGCCTTGACACCGCGATGGCAACGGGTGAGTCGGTGACAGTTGCTTTCCTTGTGACTCAAGGGGCGACTGCGTATTACAACAGTGCAGTCCAAGTCGATGGGGCATCGGTAACGCCGAAATGGCAAGGTGGTTCTGCGCCCACGGCGGGAAATGCGTCAAGCATTGACGTTTACACATACACCATTATCAAAACCGGCGCAGCCGCCTTCACGGTTTTGGCCGCTCAAACGAGGTTTGCATAATGCCGTTGATTGGTACTCGGGCCGCTGCTTCTGCTAAAGGGTTTGGGCTATTAAATGGGCCGTCAACAATTTTGGTTGACTATCTTTTGGCGGCAGGAGGTGGTGGCGGCGGAGCTGGCGGTGGTGGTGGCGGTTCTGGAGGTTTGTTACAAGCAAGTAATTACCAAATAATTACTGGACTTGCTTATACAGTTACTGTTGGTGGCGGAGGCAGTGGAGATAGCGGAGGTGGCGGGACCAATGGGGCAAATTCCAGTCTTAATGCTGTAACAGCCACTGGCGGCGGGCGTGGCGCGGGTTGGTTTACAGTTTCGGCCAATTCTGGTGGTTCTGGCGGCGGCGGATCTAGTGAAAGCACAATAAATTTTGGGGCTGGCACTTCAGGTCAAGGTAATGCAGGCGGATCAACTGCTGGTACAAATGCGGGCGCGGGCGGTGGTGGCGGCGCAGGCGCAGTTGGAAGCAATGGTACTGGGTCAGTAGGTGGTGACGGAGGAGCTGGGGCCTCATCGTCAATAACTGGAACATCTGTTTTTTATGCGGGAGGCGGCGGTGGTGGTGGCCGCGTTGATACTGGTGTTCCCGCAGGTACTGGGGGTACTGGTGGTGGCGGTAATGGTGGCGGCTCTGCTGGAACTGCTAATACCGGAGGCGGAGGTGGTGGTGGTTCATTGATTAATTTAGGTTCCAAATTTGCTGGTAGTGCGGGCGGCTCTGGCGTAGTTATCATCTCTGCCCCTCGCGCGGCGGCTTCAACCACGGGATCACCTACAGTCACAACTAACGCAGGGCGTACTATTTACACCTTCACTGGTTCTGGCTCAATCACGTTTTAATCATGGCTCATTTTGCACAGCTTGACGAAAACAACGTAGTGCTTCAGGTCATTGTTGTTCACAACAACGAACTGTTGGATAACGGCGTGGAGTCTGAAGTCAAAGGAATTGCGTTCTGCCAATCTCTGTTCCCCGGCACAACTTGGGTGCAAACGTCATACAACGCCAACATTCGCAAGAACTACGCAGGCATCGGATTTACATACGACTCGGCCCGTGATGCGTTCATCCCGCCAAAGCCTTTCCCCTCATGGGTTTTGAACGAAGCAACCTGCCAATGGGAAGCGCCTGTCCCGTACCCGAATGACGGCCAGCAGTATGTGTGGGATGAAGCAACCCAAACTTGGGTAACTGCCTAAACCAAGCAAATGGAAATCCCTAAGCTCACCCCCGTTGTTCAGTTTTGCACCGCTGCGTTTGCACTGGCGGTGGGTGGCTTTACTGCTGGTGACAAGTTTGGTTGGTGGTCAACGGAAAAGCCAATTCTGGAGTGGTCACCGGAACACTTCAAGATCCAACCTGCCAAAGTTGGCGCTCCCATAACGGTGCAAGTGGCACGTATCAAGCGGCGCGATGACTGCTCAGTTGAAGGCTTTTTGCCCACGGTGCGTGATGCGTCTGGGATGATCCACGAAGCCACGCCGAGCATGTCGAAGTTCACTGGACCTGCAAGCCCAGAGGTTGACACCTTCACGTACCAACTGACAATGTCTCCCAAGGACAAGGTCGCGCCTGGGACGGCTACGCTGCTTGCAACGATTACCTACAAGTGTCCCGAGGGCCAGCGTACTGTGACGTATCCCAAGCACAAGAACCTGACCTTCTTGCTGGAGAAGTAAATGCTGTCACTCCTTTCCACTCTCGGTGGCCTGTTGATCTCCGGCTTGCCCAAGCTGTTGGACTTCTTCCAGAACCGTGCTGACCAGAAGCATGAACTGGCGCTTGCCCGCGTTCAAACGGAGCGAGAACTGCAGCTTGCAGCCCAAGGCTTTGCCGCCCAGGCCCGGATGGAAGAGATCAGGACCGAGCAGGTCCAGATGCAGACCGAAGCCTCCATGACCGAGCGGGCGCTGCAGCACGATGAGAAGGTCTTAGAGAAGGCAAGCCGCTGGGTTGCCAACTATGTCGGTACTGTGCGCCCGACAGTGACCTACATCTTCATCCTTGAGCTTGTGGCGATCAACGCAGCTATCGCTTGGTACGCGTTTAACCAGCCTGGGCTAATTAAGGATGTGGACAGCTTGATCCGCGTGACTGCCGTGATCTTCTCAGACGATGAGATGGCTATGCTTGGGGGGATCATTGGCTTCTGGTTCGGAACCCGTAGCTGGAATAAGAAGTGAAACTCAGCAAGGTCGGCGCTGATCTAATGCACCGATACGAGGGGTATCGGACTCGGCCCTATCTTTGCCCTGCGCACATCTGGACCATCGGCTACGGCCACGTGCTGTACCAAGAGCAAATCCGGCTTCCCGTTGTGCGGGTAGGCGATTACACTGGGGTCATCCGCAAGGAGTACCCGCTGCGCCCAGAGGACAACCGGGTCTGGAGCCGAGATGAGATTGAAGAGCTTTTCAGCCAAGATGTCGCATCTTTTGAGCGTGGTGCTCTTCGACTGTCTCCTAATCTGGCTGATCGTCAAGGCGCATTTGACGCTGTGGTTTCTTTTAGTTTCAACGCCGGGTTAGGCAACTACCAGCGAAGCACCATCCGCATGAAGAACAACCGGGGTGACTTTGAAGGCGCAGCCGACGCATTCATGGCCTGGACCAAGGGCGGCGGCAAAGAGTTGCCTGGGCTGGTAAAGCGCCGCAAAGATGAACGTGCGCTGTTTTTGGGGTAGCCATGCCGCTGAAGAAACTCGTAATGAAAACCGGGGTGAATCGTGAGAACACGAGATACCTCAATGAGGGCGGCTGGTATTCCTGCGACAAGATTCGTTTTCGTCAAGGAACTCCTGAAAAAATTGGCGGTTGGCAGCAGATAACAAACGCTCAGTTTCTTGGGGTATGCCGGTCTCTTTGGCCTTGGGCTTCTTTTATTGGCGAGACATATGTTGGTATCGGCACCAACTTAAAATACTACATTGCCCTTGCTGGTGGTGGCACGTATTATGATGTCACACCTATTAGGGCTGTAACTGCCCCCGGCGATGTATCTTTCTCCGTCACTGTTGGGTCAAACATAATGACCGTGACAGATGTAAACCACGGCTGCGTTACAGGCGATTTTGTAACTTTTAGCGGAGCCACTGGGTTTGGAGGGAACGTAACGGCGGCTGTCATTGATCAAGAGTACCAAGTCACAGTTTTAACAGCGGACACATACACCGTCGTACTGCCTGTGGTAGCAAATGTCTACGATGACATTTACCTTGATCTTGACTTTGTAACGCCTGATTACGAAATCTGGGAAACCGCTGAAACTGCAGTAGCCACATACCAAATCAATGTTGGTGACGCTATTCAAGTGCCTTTGACTGGCTGGGGTGCTGGGCCTTGGGGCAGTGGGGGGTGGGGTGTTGGCACATCTGGCGGGGCGCTGACAAATATCCGCGTTTGGAACCACTACAACTTCGGTGAAGACCTGATCTTTGGCCCGAAGGACGGGCCGATATATTACTGGGACGCCTCTGCTGGCCTCAATACAGCGAATAGAGGTGTGGCACTGACTTCCCTGCCAGGGGCATCCAACGTCCCAACGGTGCAGCACCTGTTGATAGTGTCCGACGCCTCGCGTTTTGTCCTTGCGTTTGGCTGCAATGATTACGGCTCGGCTACGCAAGACCCCATGCTGATCCGGTGGTCGGATCAAGAGACTGCTGTCAACTGGACCCCTGCCGCGACCAACCAAGCGGGTAGTCTTCGTTTGTCCCACGGATCAGCGATTGAAGCTGTGGCTCAAGTTCGCCAAGAAATCTTGGTGTGGACGGACGTAGCGCTGTACTCGCTGCAGTACCTTGGCCCTCCGGTGGTGTGGGGTTCGCAGCTTCTGTCGGACAACATCTCTATCGTCTCTGACCGTGCTTGGGCGACCGCTGCAGGCGTTACCTACTGGATGGGTAACGAGAAGTTCTATATGTACGACGGTCGCGTACAAAACCTCGTCTGCGACTTGCGCCAGTTCATCTTCAGCGACTTGAACTTCAACCAACTCCAGCAGATCTTTGCCGGGACCAACGAACAATTTAACGAGATCTGGTGGTTCTACTGCTCCGCAAACAGCACGGCGGTTGATCGCTACGCCATCTACAACTACGTAGAGAAGGCTTGGTACTACGGCAACCTGGGCAGGACCGCCTGGATGGATACGAGCGTAGCCTCCAATGTGCCTATTGCTGCGGACTACAACAGCCGACTGATCAACCATGAGACGGGCGTAGACGACAATGCCACGACGACCACGCTCCCGATTGAGTCCTACATCACTTCTGCTGAGTTTGACATTGAAGACGGACACAACTTCGGGTTTGTGTGGCGGGTCCTGCCTGATGTGAACTTTACTGGTTCAAGCGCAGCCAACCCGACGATGAACCTGACACTGCTGCCGTTGCAGAACTCTGGCTCAGGGTATACCCGAGGTGTGGACCCTGTTGCGTCGGTAACGTCCGATATGTCGGTAGCGGGGGACAACGCTTTCCCCGTAGTACGCAGTGCGACGGTTCCTGTTGAGCGCTATACCGGGCAGGTAAACATTCGGGTACGTGGAAGGCAGATGTCCATCAAGGCGGCTTCTGACCAGATTGGGGTTCAGTGGCAGTTAGGTGCTTGCCGACTCGATATCCGTCCTGACGGCAGGAAGAGCTGATGACTATCTGGTCAACCATCGTCAAGCGCTTCAAAGCGCCGTCATTGCCTAAACCGGAAACGCAGTACGAGCGCGTTTACTTTGACAGTCTCGTCAACATTCTGCGGTTGTACTTCAACCAGCTAGACAACCTGCTGGAGCAGATCGTGGCGACAACAAACGGCGTGGTGCCTGTAAGTATTGGCGGGACGAACGTAGATGCGTTTGGCAGGGTACGTGTTAGCCAGCCCTACACGTTGTTTGACTCCCAAAACCGTTACGCTATCGACAATCAGTTCGACACCAGCACGGCTACTGGGGGTTCAACCACGTACCTGCCCAATGAAGCCTCGGTGCGGATGGATGTCACCACCTCAAGTGGCTCTGAAGTTGTAAGGCAGACTTACAGGTGCATGCCGTACCAGCCCGGTAAGGGCCTGTTGATGCTGGGCACGTTCGTGATGAACTCGCCCAAGACAGGACTCCGTCAACGGATGGGGTACTTTGGCGCTCAGAACGGCGTCTTCATCCAGCAGAACGACAGCACCGTTTCCTTCGTCCTTCGGACTTACATCTCAGGCTCCGTGAGCGATGCGCGGGCAGTCAACCAAGCCGACTGGAACGGCGACAAACTTAACGGCACTGGAGACTCAGGGTATACCCTTGATCTGACCAAAGCGCAGATTTTGTGGACGGACTTTGAGTGGCTGGGAGTCGGGTCTGTTCGGTGTGGGTTCATCATTGATGGTGAGTACATCGTCTGCCACACGTTTGAGAATGCAAACGAAGTTACTTCTGTTTACATGACCACGGCAATTCTGCCGGTGCGCTACGAGATCACCAACACCGCAGCAACGGCAAGCGCTTCGTCCATGAAGCAGATTTG